GTCAAAGAATTTCAAATTATCCCAGTCTTCAACAAAAATAGAACTGGTCTTCAGGATCTCCAGTGCTACAGGAACGCATTTGGCAATTTCTTCCGGTGATAATATCACCCCTAATACGTTACTATTAAACGTATTAGATCTTTCAATTTTTCCGTTTTGCGCTACTTTAACCGTACACCCTCCGAACAACGGTTTAGAATAATGTAAACCAGCAGCGGGGTTTTTCACTTTTCCGTAGATGTCAATAATGGCTTTATTGGGGTCAGGAATCTTACCCTCGGAATATGCCTTTTCTATTTTATCTCGCGTTGCATGAATAGATTCGGCGTATTGTTTCAGTCTTTTCGCGCCTTCCACCGCGAAATGTTTGGTCTCATTGTAGGTACGTTCTAACGCAGCTTCGAAGTCTGTGGGTACCTTATTATCTAACGTCAAATGAGACCAAAGTTTGTTATTTTTGTCAATTACCAGATGGTTTTTGTTCCAGGAAGAATTACCGAAAGTTTGACTAAGTTTATCGCTATTTTTTAGCAGAAAGAATAGCGCTTTTTCGGTTTCATCGGGGATATCCATCCTCTCTACTTTCGCGCCAAAAAATTTGTTCACTAACCCTTCATTACTGGGACGAGTTCGGCTAAGTACTTCTGACCTCAGCTTCATAATCAACTACCCAATTTGTCAACGACTTTGTCTTTCACTTCGTTAAACTTGTCAGCGACTTTATCCAGAGTCGGATCCATTTTCGCTTTGTGTTTGCGATAAACGAAGATAGCGATGACCGCAACAACCAGAACACCTGCAATTGTACCAATCATGGTATTTTACCTTTAAAAATAAGATTAACTGATTCATAAAAATAACAGCATAAAGAGAGGGCCAGAAGGCCCTCTCTCGTACTGACTAATAGTCAAAAGGATCTCAGTGTTTAGCTCATAAATGACTTATCGCACATCATCCTTTTCATGTTAAGGTCGCCACCGAAACATGTTTATTCTCGGCTATACGAGTTAGCTTAATTTCCAGATTTTTAATACCCGATCCCTTCTACGTTGGAGAAATGGATCGAATAGGGTGACGCCCCCGGACATTTTTGCCGGCTCCTTGCACCTCTTTCGCCGGAATCCCCGGCTGAGGTCTATGGTCTATGGCCGCCTATTTTCGCTCTAAGGCGTAGGCCGCCGATAATGACAGGCGTCATAATTAGTACCCCTCGGCCGATTCCGCGGCGCGTTTAACCGACGGGTCGTCGGAGTCTTTGTCTACACTGAGTTACTCGCAGATTATTGTCCGCGAGACAAATCATTTGGGAATCAAACCCAAACTCCCTTAGCTAACAAGCCTCTACTATTGAGCAGGAATCTAACCTGCACTCTCTGTAAACAATATCACTTGACTAGAGCAGTATTGTAAAGGTTACGTGGACTTTAAAAGTGTAGAATGGGTATCAGTTAATTTGTTGCGGCCGCATACCGGTAACTGACTTCTTCTACTAGCGCCACCACTGACTCCGGTGTCTCGCCTAGTGGCGTTGTGCGACCCATTAACTCGCACTATCTCTTTTAAGTCCAACTTTGGTTGATAGGTACCGAATCGAACGGCTATCTCAGGCTCCCATGTTAAGGCGCCCCTCGTATGAGAGGGGGCCTAATGCCCGCGCTTTACCTTTAAGCTAGCCTATCATTGAAAAGGTTCTCCATACCCAGTGGGTACTACCTACACCCGCTTTCGCATCATGAATAAAGAATAGTGTCATTGACGACTAAACAATTCAACGGTAGTCTACATGGAGATAATTTGGCAGAGAGTGAGAGATTTGAACTCTCGGTACCCTTTCGGATACATTCCCTTAGCAGGGGAACGACTTAAACCACTCATCCAACTCTCTATTAAAATGCGACTCCTCCAGGACTTGAACCTGGGACCTGCGGTTTAACAGACCGCCGCTACTAACCAACTGAGCTAAGGAGTCATTGTTTGGTTGTTCCCTTCCGGATTTGAACCGGCAACCTCCTGCTAAGCAGTGGGCGGCGCAGTGGCCGCCGATGCAGGCGCTCTACCTAGTTGAGCTACGAGAACATTGTATCTGGAGCAAGCAGCGAGGTTCGAACTCGCGACCTATGACTTGGAAGGACATCGCTCTACCGACTGAGCTATACTTGCATTAAAGTTTGAACTATCAGATTGTTGTCTTAACATTCCGGAGAGAAAGTTACAATCTTTGTTCATAAGATATTGAAATACTTAAATTTTGAATTGGTGTCCCCTACTGGATTCGAACCAGTGACCGACGGCTTAGAAGGCCGTTGCTCTATCCTACTGAGCTAAGAGGACGTAGATGGTGCCCGGGGCGGGGTTCGAACCCGCACGCGATTAAGCGAGGGATTTTAAATCCCTTGTGTCTGCCGATTTCACCACCCGGGCAAATATGGTGACCCTGGCGGGATTCAAACCCGCGACTAATCCATTATGAGTGGAGTACTCTTGATCGCTGAGTTACAGGGCCAAAAAACGATGTTTTATTAAGAGCACATAAATGTACCCTTTGTAAAATACCGTCAGCTCGATTGTTTCTTTTTCTTTCTGAAAGCAACCTGCACATAAACGGCAATTGCACCAGCAAGAACAATAAGCAGGACAATATCAATCAATACGCCTGCCATTCGAAACAACACCAAAAAGATGACGGCCAGTAATATTAACCAGCCGATCTTTTTCAGCATAACTTATTTTCCTGACGCTGTACCCTGAACGCGCGCAGAGTTCTTCAGAAGAATTGTAGAGGCATCTTCAAGGAACTGGTCGCTGTCGCCTGAGGTATTCGCTACCACCAGGGTTTTCGTGCAAGGGACTTTTACGGTCGAATTGAAAAGGATACCCGAGTCGGTTGTTGCTTTTTCGATCGTGTACACCGCTTTACCGTTCGGCAGTTTTGCATCAGCATTCCAGGAGTTGAAATCAATGATCTCGAGTCCCGAGTCTTTTTGCATGACTGCGTCCAGGAATTTATTATTCCGGTCGGGTGCAGAAACCCAAAGGAACGCGTCGTATTCGCCAGTATTCACTTTGGCCAAGGAACGAATACCACCTTTGGCATACGTTTCAACTTTCGCGTAGTTTTTCTCTAATGTCTGGAGATACTGCCACGAAGCGTAAGATCCAGAGGTAGGTTCACCTACAGCGATTTTAGTGCCTTCTTTTAGATCACCTTTACCGGTGACCTTACCGTCTTTCTTGACGGCGACAAAGACGCACTCACTGGCCAGTTCGCCAATGATATCAACGTTCTGTGCTTCGTTGGCATGACGCGAACGCCAGAACTGATAGGCATCAGCTTGGGTAAACCCGATAGTGGCTTCTCCAGAGGCTACACGATCAAGGTTATCGAGCGAGCCTTTAGAAGGGACAACCGAAGTCTGGTAACCGTACTCGCTCAGAGCACTGGCTAAGTTTACGCCATAAACGGCGTTATAAGTTAAACCTTGTTGACCGGTGGTAATAACAATTTTGCCATCGGCCGCGGATACGCCAGCACTCATGCAAAGTAACGCTACCGAAATCACGGCAAAAGCAAGTTTCTTCATTTGCATTCCCTTTAAGGAAAGTATGGGTGTCAAGCGGCATAACCGCCACAGTGAATTTGAGAGGCTGACAAGTTGGCCCAACATGTGCATTAATCATGTCACGGAATAAAGAGGCGCCTTTGTTTCGTGCTACCTGTAAGGGTTTAAGATTAAGTTAGTTGCAAGTCAGCCCCTCAAAAGGGGCGATGACATCTACAAACTTTCAGCTTTCCTATCTTTGGATTCCGGGCCACAGTAGGAGTAAGTTGAATTATGCCGATTTAAGGTCAGCCTTATCTGTAGATATCATCTATTGTAAAAAGACAGGCGCCTGAATTAGCTAGGCGTCTGCGTCGGTGAAGAAGTGTCGTCGTCTCTCCATTCATGGAAAGAACCTTGAAAAGGAATCACCTGTTTATCTTACCAGCCAGCCCGCATTGAGATAAAAGAGTTGTTGTGATTCCCTTGGCGTTCATTCGCAACGACAGGGGGTTTACTACCGTGAAAAGGAACCTGAAGGTTGGGTTCATAAATGACTGAGCAGAGTATTTTTTGATCAATTCGAGTCTTCAGGTAAAGGAGTTTGCTGGAAATCATCCGACCCGCAGTTCTTGCAGAGTAGCGGTTTATCTTGCAGTTTAAATTCCTTTAACTGCTTATCTGTTGGGGAGGTCAAGCAATTTTTGCATTCGTATTCGTGATGCTTTTTCATAACCTGTCCCTCCTGAAGGGAATTAAATAAAGTTCCACTCTGCCCATTCTGGTCGTTTAGAATAGCAACGGGCGTAAACTTCTCTCGGTTGAATAGATTCTCCCTGAGAGCATTTGAAAGCGTTTTGGTACTCTTTCTTACCTACTTTCACTCTTCGCTTGTAATCAGGGTTATTCGGATTTTTACTTTTTGGCTTCTGACGA